CTGATCTTCCTGATTTTGAGTCGTTCCGAAAAGGAACAACACGTGAATTGCAACTTGTCCGGCAATCATTGCAAGAGTTGCGCTTGGATCTAAATCCTTTAGCGGCGGGATTTGAGGCTACCGAAAAGCGCATTGTTCGTAGCATTGGAAATATCGACAAAGAGCTTGAGAAGCGTCAGCTTGGTGGTCGCGGTCGCATGGGCGGAATGCAAGTCGCTCAAGCTGCTGGCGCAGCATTAAGTGGCGGCATTTTTGGCGGCCCTGAGGGCTTCCTTGGCGGCGCACTTGGTGGCGTATTTGGTGGCGTGGGCGGTGCATTTGCCGGTGCTGCCGCTGGTGCACAAGTTGGCATGTTGAGGCAACAGCTTGGTGGATTTGCGGATTATGCAGCGCAGATCCAGAAAATGCAGATCGCATTGCGAGATGCGGCTGGAAGTCAGGATCAATTCAACCAAGCTGTTGAAGCAGCTAATTTTGCGGTGCGCAACCTGAATGTGCCGCAAGATGTTGCGATTCAAGGCATGACGAAATTGACCGCTGCGGTGAAAGGAGCAGGCGGTCAGGTCACTGATGCCGAATTGGTCTTCAAGAATGTGACGGCAGCAATCAAAGCGACCGGCGGCTCGGCACAGGACGTTGATGGCGCAATCACTGCAATGGTGCAGGTGTTCTCGAAGGGCAAGGTAAGCGCAGAAGAGTTAAGCGGTCAGCTTGGCGAGCGCTTGCCCGGTGCGGTTACGAAGTTTGCCCAAGCAAACGAAATGACACTGCCTGAGCTGTCAAAAGCGCTCGAGCAAGGTCAGGTTGGCTTGAACGAGCTAATGAATTTCATCGTGCAGCTTGGTGATGAATACTCTGGCACCGCAAATCAGATCGCAGATTCCAGTCAGGATGCTGGCGCGCGTCTGACGGTGGCATTCAACGATATGAGGATTGCGATTGGCGAAACGCTTCAGCCCGTTGGTGCGCAATTCCAGGAAGCCTTCGCTGATTTCATCGTAAATATCACTCCAGGTCTTGTTGCAGCGGCCAAAGCGGTCGGGGACGGGATCAAGTTTATTATTAACAATGCATCACAAATTGGTGCTGTTGTTGAATTTGCAGCAAAGCTTGCTGGCGTCACTCTTGCCCTGAAAGCCTTGCAGGCGATGCAGGGGCCAATTGCAACTCTGTTCCTGTCTCTGCAAAGCGGATTCGCGGCTAGTACTGCTCAGGCGGCTGCAGCTCAGACTCGGATTATTGCTTTTGGTACGGCAGTTAAAGCTGTTGCCGTATCACTTGCGGCTCCACTTGTTATTACTGTTTTAATTTCTGGTGCTCAGGTTGTTATTAGTTGGCTTAATAAAGTAAAAGAAGCGCAGGACAGAGTTAAGAAGGCAGCGACTGCAGCAAGAGGTGAATCTTGGGTGCAAGAGATTGGTGGCTCTGCTGCTGATTATGCAACTTTAAAAAACCAAGTTCAAGCCGCAGGAGATACCTATCAGTATCTTGCTGACAAAATTAAGGCTGCGCGACAGGAAATGGCTAGCACGCCATTCAAGCCAAGGCGTGAATTTCTTGCTCAGCAAATTGCAGCGGATGAGGCGCAAATGGCTGTTGCGCAATCTCGTTATCGGGCTGGAATTACTGCGCTGGGCGGTCGTCAGCCAACTCGCCCTGCCCTAACGCAATTCCCGGATATCGCTGGAGATGGCGCCAAGGGCAAAGCGGATAACGCAGCCGAAAAGGCTGCCCGTGAAGCGGAGCGTGCAAGACAAGAAATGCTCAAGCAGCTTAAGGCGGCGCAGAATCTAAATTTTGAGGAGCGCAATAAACTTGAGCTACTTCGCCAGCAAGAGCCATTTGCAAAAGCTTTTACTGCATTCGCAGTTGCTCGCGCAGAAATTGAGCGCAAGTATGCAGACTTGCTTAAAGAAAGCAAGAGCGCAGAGGAGCGCAAAAATCTTGAACAGGCACGAGCCTCTGAATACAAACGAACAAGCTTGACGCTTGAAAAAGAAATCGGAGAATTGACGAAAAAAGCAGCTGCGCCAATTGTTGAAACTGTTGATCGCATTAAAGAACGCATTGCATACGACCGCGAATATGCGCAATTGCTTAAGCAGGGCATCACGCCAGAACTCGCTCAGCAGCTTCTGGAAATTAAAAAAGGATATGACGAAAGCGTCAAGGCACTTGAGCCTGCAGTCAAAGCAGCCGAAGCGGCAGTACTAAGGGCGGAGGCGGAAGGCGCTTCTGCAACAGAAATTAAAAAATATCGCCAAGAGCTTGAAAAAATCCAACAATTGCCAGGCCAGAAGAAGGAGGAAGGGGAAAAAGAAGCAAAAGATGAGGATGAACGCAGGCGTCGCGAAAGAGAAGCCGCCGATCAAGCTGAGCGTTTAAAGGCTATGTACGCCAATATCGTGAGCACCCTTGAAGATGGCATTGTTGGCTCATTAATGGCTGGCATTGATGCATTAATTGGTGGGACGAAGAGCCTAGGAGATGCATTGAAAGAAATCGCAAGCGGAGTCCTTAAGGATATTGGCCAAACATTGTTGCGTTCTGCAGTCAATCTTGGAATGCGCGCTGCCTTCCCAGGTGCATTTGCAGCAAAAGGTGCCTATTTTGCAGGCAGTCAAGCGAATTTTGCCAAAAACAACATTAAGCCCTTCGCAATGGGCGGCATCGTCACCAAGCCCACATTCTTTAAGTATGCCGATGGCGGCGCTGGCCGATTCGGTTTGATGGGCGAAGCCGGCCCTGAAGCGATCATGCCGCTTAAGCGTGGCGCTGATGGCAAGCTTGGTGTTGCTGCTCGCTTAGATGGTGCCATGAAGCGCTATCGCTCTACTCCTGGCTCTGCAGCCGCCGCAGCAGAAGGTGACGCTGCATCGCTGGCGGCAGTAGGTGCGGCCACAATGGAGCCGATCGACGTGCGCTACAGCGTGGAGCGCATCAACAACGTGGATTACGTCACCGCCGATCAGTTCCAGCGCGGCATGGCACAGGCTGCCCAGCAAGGCGCCATCCAAGGCGAGCGCCGGGCCATGCGTAGCCTCAAGAACAGTAGTGCGACGCGCCGAGGAGTTGGCTTGTAATGGAATACGCCTACGGCCACCTACTCGACATCGGCCCCAGCGGCCAAGCCGCCCAGTACCGCTTCCAGAATTACGCCATCAACCAAAACGTTGACGGCTACTTGTTTTTGCCGTTCAGTTTCGGTGGCGCGGTAGCCACCCTCCAAGGCGACAACTTGGATGCCACGCTGCAGTTCGCCAACATCGAAATGACCCGCGCGTGGATTGTTGACGCCCTCGATAACCTATGGGTTGCCAAGGTCACCACGGTGCTCTGGGAACCCTCCACTGGAGCAGTCCAGCGCACCCTTTACACCTACTGGGGCACCTGCTCTAGCGGCGGCTGGGATGAGGTCAACATCCAGGTCAGCCTGAACTCAGTACTCGATGCTGTGCAAGCCAACATCCCTGGCCGCAGGCTGCATCGCTGGCAAGTCGGCAGCATCCCGTTCACCGCGCAAATCAGTGTGTGAGCATCTGATCGGGCGACGCTACGAATACGGAGGCGACGACTGCATCCACCTCGTCATCGACGCGCTCAAAGCCCTCGGCAAAAACCCGCCAGACGTTGCCGACGACTGGTACAAACTCAGCCCACGCGGCATCTTGCGCGAACTGGCGTTGTACTGCGACACCTTAGACGCGCCCGCCTACGATGGTGACATCATTCTGTTTGGCGCCAAGCCACCTGAATTCGGAGTCCAATGGCAGAGTGGCGTCCTCTTCATCAACCACTTGATCTCCGCAGTGGACTGGAAGCCGGCGGCAAGCTTTACGATCCGCCGCTCCTACCGTATGAAATCGCGCTAATTGAAGCGCTTGGCTGCAGCGAAGAAGAGTACAAAGCATTTGTTCGCCATGCAGCTCAACGGACGTATGTACGTCCTGCCGAATATGAAAATATCCCAGAAATTTATGCGGCAATGGTTCCGGTTGTTGTTGCTGCTGCAGCCAGCGCAAAAACAGTTGCTACAACTATTGCGGTAAATGTTGCCATTGGCATTGCACTTACAGCCATCAGCATTTTGCTGGCGCCAAAAGCACCAGCGCTAGAAACACCCGCCAAAATTCGCGGTAAAAAGCTTGCTGATCAGATTGGCCCAACCCGCTTCAATCAAACCACCAGCTTCGATAACATCAGCGCCCTTGCTGAATACGGCCAACCAATTCCCATCCCCTTCGGCAAACGGGGCACTGGAGCTGATGGCGCCCTGACCGGCGGCCTGATCCTCGCTCCAGCACTGGTGTGGAGCCGCATCTACAGCTACGGCAGCTACCAAGCGTTTGAAGGTATCTACGTTGCTGGCGAATACGGCATCGCCACGCCCGAGCTCGGCGGCATCCGCGTTGGCACCACAGCTCTCAACAGCCTCGGCAATCGCGACTTTGCCGTCTACTGGTCCTCTCAGCTCGGCGAAAACCGCCCAGCACCCGGCAGACGCATTGCTGGGACAGATGATGGTGGCGCCAGTGGCACCGTTGGTCGCCAAGTATTTACTGCCCCCACCGAGGACGGACAGTTCAGCCAAGGATTTTCCATGGCGTACACCCCTCAAGCGGATACTTCGTTTGGAACAGCTGAACCAATCCACAACGGCACAGCCTTCCGCTTCAACTGGGAAATTATTTCCGCTCCATACGCAGCAACCGAAGGCTCAGACAATAAAGAAGCTCGCTACGAGACTCAAGCCCGCCGCCGCAAAATTGCAGGCTCCGATGCTGACGTACTACATCGCTACGCCGATCAACCAAAAGAAGACATCCCTCAAGTCGGAATGCCCGGCGTGGGACGCGCCTACTCCCGCCGAATGGGTTTTATCAGCCACAACGGCACAACGTACGACAACCGCACAATCGTGGCAGTGTCAGAAAATGACACGCTGGTATTTGAAATCAACGGCACCAACTGGAAAGACTTTAATCAGGATGACTTCAAAGACACAGAAGTAAACGTCAAAGATTTAAAAGCGTCTGCTGATTCGTGGCGAGCCCGTGCATCTGATTTGCTAGCAATCGGCTCCAAGTGGATCATCGGCTCTTCTGTTTGGGTCGTAGAAAGTCGCAGTCCTGATACTTGGAAAAAAGCTGTTACACAGCAAATCACATTCCGCTGCACTGCAATTACAGGTGTTGCCACCGTAGGCATCCCTGGCACACGCACCGTCCGCGAACCACTCGGCGGTTACGAAGGCAGCCTTTTCAACCCCAACAAACATTGTGGCGCAGCTTTCTTCAACATCTGCCGTCTGCACATGGCCAGCATTCGTCCCGTGCGGCGTGATGCTCAAGTCATTGAAATCGGATTGCGCAGCCAAGTTTGGAACCGCGCCAACGGCTTGTGCAACTTCAACGCAATTCCGACTCCTTTCAAACTGCATCAGCTCGATAAGCAGGACATAACGCTTACAACGCCCCGAATGGATAAATACTTCGAGCGCACATCGTGTTTCTCTATTTGGGTGCGGCCTGTTCAGGTGTACGGTCAAGAGCAGCAACCTTGGCGCAGGATCCCAGAGGTCTTTTGCGTTACTGGTAATGCACCAGTCGATCAGTACAACTACATCCGCATTCGTCCTCGCCAAGTCGGCTACTACGAATACCGCTTCATTCCACGCACTGGATCGGACATTGCAATTAACAGTATTGACACGAGTCAAGTCGTCCGGCTTAACGCAAACACCGGAGCTGAATTTGGTCAAGACTATGCAACAGATTACGGTGCCTTCCGCGTAACAACAAACGGTGATGTCGTATCTATTGCTGACATTCGTTTGAACGACGAACTCGTAACAGACCCGCAAGAAGCCAGCAGCGTAACCACCACTCAAACCACGCTCCCAACAGCACTATTCCAATACGACCAAAGCTCGAACAACGGCAGCATCCAACAAGTTGTTAATGCTTGGCTTACTGAAAAGCTGGGATATGCACGCGATTATCCCGGTCGCGTCCGCAGCGCCACGATCACCTTCGACAAACCCGGCGTCGGGCAAATTGTTTTCAACGTAAACGCCACATCTGTAGCTGGCACACTTGGTGTCACCATTGGCCAGGTCTACCTCAACGCAAACCGTGGAAATCCTTACCAGTGGACAAACG